TTGAGAAAATGCTTCAAGAGCGAGAATCAAATGGGTAATGTTCTGATCGATTCGTTGGAGAATATGAAATACTTCAACACGCTCATTTTCGAAAACGACAAGCATATCAACGGCAATCGCCATCAAGCGGTTGCTGTTGCAATTCGTGCTTGGACGGAACTGTGCAATGGTGGTTTTGCTTCAAAGCAATTCATGCCATTCCAGGGAGATGACAGTGTTGTGTATGTCTATGACAAGGAATTCAAGAACATAATTTCATTGATCGTTTATCGCATCGACAAAGATCGTAGGACGGCTATCATCCAACTTGGATGGACTGATCCAGCACATCGCAAAAACGGCGTGTACAAGCGTTTGCTGCGATATTTCGAGAGACAATTGCACTACAGTGGCATAGTGGTTTATGAGACCATAGTCTCTTCGAACAACGAAAACATGTCGAAGATTTCCACGTCGAGAGATGCAGTAGGTACTTTTTATAGGAAACGCATTGATGTTTAGAGACCTATTTGCTGGATTTGGAATTGTCTTGGTTTTGGTTGCGCTTTCTCTAATACTCAGTGTCGTTGTTTTGAATATTTGCATGGGCTCTTCTTTTTGCGGATAGACGATTGTTTTAGAAAGCGGGTTGATATATAATCAACCGTTATTCTAAATATGTCCGTGCGTAAAGAGAAAGAGGTTACATGAGCCATTTTTATACAAGTGTTGCAAAACGAGGAAACAGAATACTCTTTCGCGGATACAAAGACGGAAAACGATACTCACACATATATCGCGATTTCCAGCCGCGTTTGTTCTTACCAACTGACACAGATAGCAAATACCGCACAATTTATGGAAAGCCTGTAAAGGAACGACGTTTCAAGAATTCATCTGAAATGTATGTCTTTTTGCAGCAATTCAAGGATGTCGATAACTTCAATTATTACGGCATCGAAGACATAACTCATCAGTTCATCTATGAGAAATTTCCAAAGTGCAAACACGATAGCAAGAAAATTAAGGTCTGCTATATCGACATCGAGGTTGATACTGAAGGTGGCTATCCAAACATGGATACAGCAGACAAGAAAATTACTGCAATTACTTTGATGTATGATGACATAACTTTTGCTCTTGGTTACGGAGACTTTATGTCTGCTGATAGCAAAGTCAAGTATGTCAAATGTGAACACGAACATGATCTAATTCGTAAGTTTCTCAAAATATGGAATTCGGGCAGTTTCAGTCCTGATGTCGTCACCGGCTGGAACTGTGAACTGTTTGATATTCCATATCTGTATTCACGAATTGCGCGCGTGTTTGATGATGATGTTGCCAAGCAACTTTCTCCTTGGGGCATGATGGATTCAAAAACCATTCGCATGTTCAATCGAGATCATGTCGCGTATTATCCGCTTGGTATAGCTGTTCTCGATTACATCAACATGTACAAAAAATTTGTTTCTGTTGTGAAACCACAAGAAAGCTATCGGCTGGATCATATTTCATATGTCGAGTTGGGTGAAAAAAAGCTGGACTATTCTGACTATGGTTCTCTTCACCGACTGGCGTTGGAAAATCATCAGATGTTTATGGAGTATAACGTTCGTGACTGTTCTCTTGTAAAACGTCTCGATGACAAGCTGAAATTGCTTGATCTGGTCTATACGATTGCATACTCGTCTGGTGTAAATTTGTCTTCTGCATTAGGAACAGTACAACAGTGGGATGCCTCTATACACGCGCATCTCATGGATAAATGCGTGGTCGTTCCGAGGAAAGAAAAGCCAAAAGAAGACAGAAAGCCGGTTGGCGCATTCGTCAAATCACCACTTTTTGGCAGACACGATTGGGTTGTCAGTTTTGATTTGACTAGTATGTATCCGATGCGAATTATCGGAACAAACATTGGTCCTGATACTGTTGTCACAAAGCGCGATTTGAAAGCGCTTGTTACTGCAAATAGCACCGATGATGAAAAGGCTGCTGCCAATCTTCTTATGTCAAAAATGACAGATGGTGGTTGTTTGATTGGTGTTGATGTGGATACGATTTTGAATGGTTTGCCAACAGACATCGCTGGTGCAATAAAAACTATTGGCCTTTCGCTTGCAGCCAATGGCTATTTGTATCGCAAGGATAAGCAATCGTTTCTGTCGCAATTGATGCGTCAATTGTTCGATGAACGAAAGATCATCAAGAAAGAAATGCTTGATTTGAAGCAACGCAAATCCAACGGTGAAGAGGGGCTTGATGATGACATTGAACGATTGGATACGTTGCAATATGCAATCAAGGTTCGACTGAATTCTGTTTATGGCGCATTGGGCAATCAATATTTTCGTTGGTACGACATCAAGTATGCTGAAAGCATAACACTGTCTGGTCAGTTGACATTGAAGTGGGCTGAGAAGTATGTGAACGCCTACATGAATAAATTGTTGAAGACAGAAAATGTTGATTACATCATCTACATGGATACGGATTCCATCTACGTCAAAATGGAAAATATTGTCGAGAAATTTGATGCTGGCACCAACACTATAGAAGTTCTTGATGCTTTTTGCGAAACCAAAATGCAACCATTGTTGAACGCAATTTTTGCAAAGCTTTCTCATGTGATGAATTCGTATGAGCAAACAATGATCATGAAGAGAGAAATCATTTCTGATCGTGCTGTTTTTGTAGCCAAGAAGCGCTACATGCTCAATGTGCACAACAACGAAGGTGTGCAATACGAAAAGCCAAATACATATATCAAGGGCATTGATTGCGTTCGAAGCTCAACACCAGCGGCTTGTCGTGAAGCCATTCAAGAGGCAATTCGTATCATCCTGCAAGGAAACGAAAAGGAATTGCACGATCACATAAGCGAGTTTCGTGAGAAGTACATGTCATTACCTCTTGAAGAGATAGCACGGAATAGTAGCGTCAATGGGTTGAATAAGTATTCCGATCCACAAAATATCTATGGTGCGAAAACGCCAATGTATGTTCGTGGTGCGCTTTTGTATAATCATCATTTGAAGGTCAAAAAGATAGACACCAAATACGAAAACATTTTCGACGGTGGTAAAGTTAAATACGTTTCGCTGAAACTTCCAAATCCAATACATGAAGATGTTATTTCTTGGCCAGGAGGTAAAATTCCACCTGAATTGGACTTGACGGACTATATTGATTATGATACTCAATTTACTAAATCGTTTCTCGACCCAATCACCGGCATTTTGGATATTGTTGGATGGACGAATGAACCCGTCTATAAGATGTCTTCGTTCTGGTCGTGAATGTATATCAGCACAAATTTACGGAGGCTTGCCATGAGTGCGTTTGAAATTCGTGGCGTTGTTCTAACGGAAGAGCGCGCGAAGCTGTTTAAGGAAAACTACACAGGAAAAGACTGGCGTGAAAGTCTGGTCGAAGGCATGAATTTTATTCTCAAGGAAGGTAAGCAGAAAAAACTTTCGGAAAAGGAACGTCTCGCTTTTTATAAGTGGATGGCTGATCACCTTAAGTAATGCAAAGGAGTTGCGCTTGAATATTAGAGACAAACTGATAAAGAATTCGACTGTCAAAGACACGGCTACTCTGGCACAGAGCAAGGTTTATGGCAAAAAGGATATGGTTCCGACCAATGTGCCAATGATCAACGTTGCTCTTGGTGGTTCCATTGACGGTGGGCTTACACCTGGATTGACAATGTTAGCTGGTCCTTCGAAGCATTTCAAAACAGGATTTTCTTTGCTGATGGCAAAGGCATATCTGAATAAGTATCCAGATGGTGCTGTTCTGTTTTATGATAGCGAATTTGGCACCCCACAGGAATATTTCGATCAATTTGGAATACCGCAAGAGTGCGTAATTCATACACCAATTTCAGATGTTGAACAGTTGAAGTTTGATGTGATGAAACAGTTGAATGAATTGGAACGCGGTGAGAAGGTCATCATCATTGTTGATTCTGTCGGCAATTTGGCTTCAAAGAAGGAAGTTGAAGATGCTTTGAATGAAAAGGCGGTTGCTGACATGTCACGAGCGAAGCAGCTTAAATCTTTGTTTCGTATGGTGACGCCACATCTGTCGCTTAAGGATATTCCTATGGTTGTTGTCAATCATACCTACAAGGAACTTGGTATGTATCCAAAGGATATCGTGTCAGGCGGCACAGGCGGGTATTATTCTTCGGATAACATCTGGGTGTTGGGTAGACAACAAGACAAGGATGGCCAGGACATAAATGGATACCACTTCATCATCAACATCGAGAAGTCAAGATATGTAAAGGAGAAGTCGAAAATTCCTATATCTGTTTCGTGGGAAGGTGGTATTAATACGTGGTCTGGTTTGTTGGAAAATGCATTGGAGCACGGTTCTGTGACTAAACCAAAAAATGGTTGGTATCAGAAAGAAGGCGACGAAAAAATGTATCGTGAAAAACAACTTATTCGTGATGGTTCCTTTTGGAAGGATATCTTCAAGACAACAAATTTTGCCGACTTCTTGAAGAAGAAATATAAGATTGCAGGCTCTCCTGGTTCCATTTATGCGGATGCTGAAGAGTTTTTAGAAAAGGTGTATACTGACGATGAAAGTGAAAGCGTATAGATTAGAAGAGAAGCCTTTCATCATCAAGCCGGGTGAACGCAAGCGGCAATGGATGGATGAAACGCCTGGGCGATATGCATATAGATGTCTGCCTCTATCAGTTGCCAATTCTACAGGATGGGACTTGTATTGCGATGCTTCGTTTGTGATTTCTTGGAATGGCGGTTCCGATCAATCTGACATCAACATCAACTATGCTGGTGAAGAACAGAATTTCATTACTTCGACCTTTGGTGCAGGAATTATCACCTTCCACACAGGATGGCTGTTTAGAACCGATCCAGAATGGGACATGTTGGTAACTGGTCCTGTAAATGACGGGATTGCATGGGCGAACCCGCTTTCTGGTATTGTTGAAACGTGGTGGAATGATTTCACCTTTACGATGAACTGGAAATTGCATACTCCTGGTTCATATTTTTGGGATGTGAAAATTCCCATTTGTAGGTTATTGCCAATACCACATCAATATGAAATAGTGACAGAAGTTTGTGACATCGAGAATGATGTAGAACAAAAGAAACTATATGAACAGTGGGCAGCAGAAAGGGAACAAACGATACATGAATTTAATCAGGTAGTGGAATATGGAATTGATGGCGAACGAGTGAAAGCAAATTCGCCAAAAACAGAATGGGAAGGAAACTACTACAAAGGAGTTCGCAAAAATGGTGAGCGAATTTCAGGACACACAATCAAACGAGATTTCCCGGAGTTCCAATAATGGAAGAGACGATACTATCATATCTAGCATTCAAGGAGAAGTATGCACGCAAGGTTATTCCACATTTGAGTGAAGAATTGTTCAACTGGCAAAACGAGAAAATTGTATTTCGGTTGATCAAGAAATACATGGACGCCTACAATACAATTCCGTCACGAGAGACGTTGTATATTGAGTTGGCAAATGTGAATGATATTTCACAGCAAGATTTTGATGAGACAAAAGCTCTGATCGGTAATTTGAAAATCGACGATTCGACTAATGTTGATTGGCTGGTTGACCAGACAGAGGTTTTTGTGCAAGACAGGAGTGTTCACAATGCAGTTAGACGTTCTATCCAAATCCTCAACGATCCAATCAATCATTCAAAAGCAATTATCCCAAAGCTCTTACAAGACGCCCTTGGGGTCAGTTTCAACAGCGCTATCGGACATGACTTTATCGAAGATGCGAAAGCCAGATACGACAGACTACATCAGTACGAAGAAAGAGTTAAATTTAACCTGGACTATTTCAACAGAATCACTGGCGGGGGTTTACCCTCCAAAACTCTGAATTGTTTGATGGCATCAACTGGCGTCGGCAAATCTCTTGCTATGTGTAGCATGGCAGCAGGAAATTTGATGGATCAGAGAAATGTTCTTTACATCACTCTCGAACTTGCAGAAGAGCGGGTTGCACAACGCATAGATGCAAATCTGCTTGACGTTTCAATTCAGGATTTGATTGGCATGTCGAGAGAGGATTATGACAAGAAAATTGCCGAATTGTCTAAATCGACAAAGGGAAAGCTTATCATCAAGGAATATCCGACAGCAGCCGCCAATGTTACGCATTTTCGCCATCTGTTGGATGAACTGAAAATCAAAAAGAACTTTGTTCCTGATATTGTGTATATCGATTACTTGAATTTGTGTACTTCGGCGCGAGTGAAAATGGGAGCAGGTGCAAATTCCTACACATATATAAAGTCGATTGCAGAAGAATTGCGTGGTTTGGCTGTTGAATTTGATATTCCTATCATGACGGCAACTCAAGCGAATCGCGATGCTATTGGTTCGAGTGATATGTCTCTGACCAACACGTCTGAATCGCTTGGATTGCCAATGACATTGGATTTGATGGTTGCGTTGATTTCGACAGATGAACTGGAAGAAAACAAACAGATCATGGTGAAGCAATTGAAAAATCGATTTGGCGATCCTGCCATGCATCGTAAATTTTTTGTTGGCGTAAACAAGTCGAAAATGCGTTTATATGATGTTACTAACGAAGAGGACGATGACACACCAGTAATGGATAATACTGATTTTGGCGCGTCTTTGTTCGATGAAGTTGCTTTTGATAAAAATGTGTTTGCTGGATTTACGTCGAATTAATAGGAGCATTGGATGAGAAACTTTCTTAGTGTAACCACAATTATATTGACTGTTATAGGCATTACGCTATTGTCTGGTTATGTCGTGCATGATAAGATAGTGAAGAACGAGTTGCAGTTCATGAAATTCAACACTTATGTTGAATGCATCAAGCAGAATGAGAAAAATATCTGTGAATTCATCATCAAATAGGAGATATAGAAATGAGCGATATTGACACCGTAGATGCATTTTATAATGCAGAGGAAATTAGCTATAACATGGATATTGGGCGTGGCATTTTGTCAATTAAGGAACTCGAAGAGGCGATTGGTTATCTACAGGAACATGGAGCAAGGCATGGAATAGATCATGATTTGCAGGCAAACATCATTGAAATTTTGAATGACGAAGTGAAAGGTATTTTGAATGACGTTCTCTACACATATCATCTCGCCAAAACTGGTGGTCAAGAAGATCAAGGGACAGAATAACTATTGTCTCTATCAGAACGGCACCGAAGTGGAGATCAGCAAGTCCAAGAAATTTCTTCTTGACAGGAAGAAATTCTTGCAGCATAGTGGTGGTTTCGAAGGGGAAATCCCAGAGTTCATGTTAAAGCGCACTGTGAGAGAGAAAGAGCATTTGGATGTTTACGACTGAAGAGACGCGAGATGATCTCAGGAAGGCTTGGAGATTTGATCGCGATCTTGATCGCGCCCGTGGTCGTTTGCGCTGGCGTCTTTTCTTCATGAAACCAATTTGGATGCTTCTGAGTGCTATTGAGCCACGATAGCCATTGAATGGCGCGACCTGCATATATCAACATAGGAAAGAAACGTTGATGCTATGATTACAGAAACAACCATCTTTGATGTTATTGCGGTGGTTCTCGGTATGCTCGTAATGGTGTGGGGCGTCGGGGCCGTTTATCACGTGTCATTTCGTGATGTTCCTCATCAAATTTGCGCTGGCAACGTGCATAATGATAGCATTGTGGAAGCATATCGCTGCAACAAGTCCAAGAAATTTTTTCTTGACAGGAAGAAATTCTTGCACCATAGTGGTGGTGTCGAAGGGGAAATCCCAGAGTTCATGTTAAAGCGCGTGGCGCATGAGGAACAAAATAATGGCTAAGGTGAAAATTCGCATACCAGTGCTGGTGGGCAGCAATGGTCTTTGGCATTCCTTTGGATATGGTGATGTCGGTAAAGAAACCCCGGATTCTCAGTATCCTGATTGGTCTACAATGGAAGATGGCATCATGCAAAAGGGTGATGATGGTTTGTGGCATGATCCAGACGTGTCAACAAAAATTTTTGTTGAAGCTGAAATCGAAGTGCCAGACATCAAGGCCATTTACGCAACTGGTGTTGTTGAAGAATAGGAATTTGACATGAGCATGGATGTGTTGTTCCCACTATCAATTTGCTTTTTCGGTCTGCTCGTTTTATATGGGTTGGATCGTCTGGCAAGTGCAATGAAAAGCGTGAGCATGGATGTCCATGCTCATACAGAGATTATATTGGAAATGCATAATTTGCTGAACATGCGCTATAGAGAATATGAAGCTGCTCGTGATGCTCTGCAAGAACTCATTTCTGAAAACGAAAGGCTGAAAAAAGATGAAGAAAGAAATCCTATTGAAGTACCGAAATGGTGATAAGCTGAGCGATTTTGAATTGAGAACTCTTCGTGGAGATATGCGAACTGTAGCTATGATACTTGGCCAATATGGTGATCTGTTTACTATTACAGACTCATACTGCATAAAAATTGTTCGTGATTGCGATGCGTTTTTACGCGCCCGTAAGGAAGGTGTAAACGATGGGGAATGATAGCACGTTTGTACTTGAAATTATGCTTGGTTTCGCTATAGGATGGTTCTTGGTTAGCGTCTTGTTTGTTGTTTATCATCGAATAGTCGAAAGGCGTAAAATACGTGCATGGAACAAAGAACAAGCCGAGTGGGATCGAAAACGTTCATTGGCGCTGGATCAGGCAGTCCTTGAAAACAAAAAAACCGCCAACACGGTGTTTGAAGCCTTTAATGCTAAGTATCGTGATGGGTTTGATGAAATCGAGAGCAAAAAGCAATGAACATTTTCTACTTGGATGCTGATCCGACACAAGCAGCAAAATGGCACGTCGATAGGCATGTCGTCAAAATGCCTTTGGAAGCGTGTCAAATGCTATGCACAGCACACAGAGTTCTTGATGGTGTCGAGTACCAAGAAAAGACTGCCAATGGGCGCAGCATAAAGCGCTGGAAGCATCCAAACAAATTCTATGATTGCTTGTTGTACAAAGCCACACACGTAAACCACCCTTCGTGTGCATGGGTGCGTGAGTCGGGTGAAAACTACAAGTGGCTATACGAATATTTCGTGGCTTTGTGCAATGAGTACACACAGCGCTATAATAAGCCTCACAGGTGCTTTGAAGTTTTCTCAGACTATCTGTATCATGCGCCAGCTATGATCGCGTCAGGAAGCTTCACTGAGCCTCCTGCGGCCATGGATGAAGCATATGTTGTGTCTGGTGATGTGATTGGCTCATATCGCCAGTATTACAGGCTTGGCAAATCCAATTTACACGAGTGGAAACAGAACAAGCCAGATTGGCTGTAAACTCCTAATTCAGCGAAAACATAAATACCCTTAGTATTCGATTACTAGGGGTTTTTTTATGGCCGAGAAGACTAAGCACGGAAGATCGGAGAAATGGCGGCGTGCGCATGCATTATCTATGCGTCTGCACCAAAATCGATTGAAGCGCGCACGAGAAATCGCAGCTAGGCGAACGCCAACACCATCTGTTTTGAAAAAACGTGCTGGTCGTGCAGCAATAGCCAAATTGCGTATGAAATTTGCTGGCCAAAAAGGCAAGCATTATGGTGAATTGACTAGATCGCAAAAGGTGCAGATTGACGATTTGGTTGCAAAGAATATCAATAGCAAAGTTGTCAGACAACTGACAAAAATGTTGATACCAAAAGTTCGGGCTGCTGCTGCGAAAAAACATAAGCCCGATCCAATCGTATTTCCACAAAACCATTCAAATCGAACTATTGCTGAAGGCACTCGTTTGCAAAAAATGTTGCGTGCGCGTGCCAGCAGACATAGAAATCGTGCTCGCTATAAAACTGGTGATGTGGCCAAAACTTATAAAGAAGGTGGCCACAATAAATCGCACGCAAGACACAAATCAAGTCGCGTCACCAAGACGGCAGAAGCCAATTATGCGCGCGTGACTGTCACTCGAAACCCATGGAATCGGTTGACAAAATTGGCTATGATGGCTGGTTTTCGTGGTCGTCACACCGCTGCAAAAAAACTTGAAAGGCTTCGTGGTTCCAGATTGCACCAACAGGGACGCATGAGTTCTAGCAAAAACCAATTTGATCCAGAATCAAAATTGTATAACCTGAATACCGATATTTGGAGCGATATAAATATCGCCATGGATGTGTTGACAGAAGATGTTGTACAAGATCGCATCGAGAGTCTGTTCATCCGTGGATTGGTTCCCAAGCACCAAATTCAGCGCTATCGTCGTATACTCAACGATCCAAACAGATATATCAAGTTTCGCCAGTACCATGATGAGATATTAGACTTGTTTCGTAAGTTCATGGAATATCTGGCAAGCAACGACACCATTTTTCTAAAGGTTAGACAACAGGTGATGGCAAAAAATCACGGGAGAATATAACAGATGTCAAATACAACTGATAGGTTCATTGCTCGCTTGCAGGAAGCCAAAAACGTGAGTCCGCGAGGTAAGGTAGTGCTCGAACCAGACCCAACTTTTGTAAGGAAACCGAAAAGTAAAGCGAAAGGAGTGCGACCGACGCCTAAAGAGGTTTATGATCAAAGCATTAAACCGCGTAAAGAGCGAAGAGAAGACAGGAAACTCAACGATATACTTGATAAGCGTGGCGATGATGTTGTTGATGCTGCCGTGCAACACATTGGACCTGATAATAGAGAAGAACATTTTCGACATTGGGCACATGAAGCTAGTGTGCAAGACCCAAATGGAAATGCTTCCAGCAGAGCGCGTGAGCACGCGCGTGAGCATTTACCACATGCAGATGCAAACCCGAGAGGATTGGCTAAAAAATATCTAGATCATCTAGAAGACAAAAAAGTGAAAGAGGCAAATCGTAAATACGAAGAGATATTGGCTCAGATGCGTGATCGAGAAAACGAAGCAAAGGCGACATCTTTGAAGCAAGCAAAGAAACGCAAAAAATTTCGTGAGCCAGAAACCTTTCCTGATAAATTCAATCCGCGAGAAAATGCGAACCATGCAATGCATATGCGGCACATTGATGCTACAAACGAAGCTCTTGGTAGACAAGTTGATCATATTCAACATCATGCAAATGAACTTATGGCGAGTACAAATCAAAGAGATCAGGAGCATCATGCCAGGGAATTTATTAGGCACATGAACCATTATACAACACATGGGCACCGTACCATACAAAACATGAGGGATGCTCATGCTCAACACACAACACAAAAGGAAAATGATGATATTGATGCTGGAATGGCAGCTACTAGACGGACAAACATGCTTAGGTTTGCTTTAACTGGCAAAAACGAAAAGCGGAAATATACGGCGGATGAAGACCCAAAAAAGAACAGGCACATGATTACCGTTGAAACTGGACGAGAAGCGAACGAGCGACAAACTGCTATCGGTGTTCATAGTGCTCGTAGAGCAGAAAACGTTACCAATGCGCTTCATGATGCAATTTCACATCCCGCCATTTCAAAACATCAAGCAATTTCGATGGTCAGAAAGAGTGGCTTGATTAATTGGCAACTTCGTAAAGCACTGCGCAGAAAGGGCGTTTCGGGTAGAGAAATTCGACAAGCGGATATTGAACGACATCCGTACAGTGGTCGTGCGCGTTCTTTCTTGGGATTGGAAAATCGACATCTGGAAACGGTGAAGCGCGTTATTTCCGAAATTCGTGGTGGTGATGATGGTGCAGTTCGACCAGGAAAGCGTGGTGCTCGTGGACATGATTCAACCGAAGTGCAAAATCGAAGTGGTAGAAAAATTCGAGGCAGATTTTCTCCTGTTCGTCCCAATGCGTTTGATCCATATAGGAAACGTGCCAAGGTGGCAAAATGACAAACCAAACAAGCGCTAAGGCTTTGTTAGATAAAATTCGTGTTTTGGTCAAAAAGCATCGAGAAGCGATTGCCGATAAAATCGATATAGATGAACCGGCAGTTCCTCGAAACGATCACAATGGCAATGAGATTACTGGCAGAAGTGGTCATACTTCTCATCATCAAGATAGACGTACTACTAAACGTCAGTTCATGAAAGTGCACAGCGAAGATATCGATGCTACCAGAGAAGAACCGGGTGGTTGTTCCGACACAACGCGAAAGAAGACATCGCCAAAGAAAAAAACAAAAATCGAAATCAATCCTAGCGAAAAAGGTTATGGCAATAAAGACGTAAAAACGGCAAATGAAGACACGAATATTGCTGCTTATGCAGATTGGCTTTCGAAAACAACTAAATAAAACACAACCTCAATAATAAGGAGAAACCCATGACTGCATCTTGGGGAACCAAAGACGATAAAACATCAACGGGTACAGTTACCGTTGCTGCAAATGGTTTGGTTACTGGTGTCGGCACAGATTTTGTATCAGAAGCAAAGGCTGGTGATTTTTTGACAACAGATGCTGAATCTCTTCGAATTGTATCAATCACCAACACAACAGTTTGTCACGTTCAGGCACAAACGCTTGGTGGTGCAATCGCTACGGCATCTGCCAATCAGTTCACGCTTTCTGAAAAGCCGCAATTCATTGTGACTTCGATGGTTGGTGCAAACGCTTCACAGGTGTTTGGTGTTGATACTACAGAAATTGGTCTTGGTGGTACGCTGCTTTCAGCAACCGTAACATCTCCCGGTTCTGGTTATAGTGCCAATGCCGCTGTTACCGTTTCTGGTGATGGCTCATCCGGTGCTGCAAACGCACAAGCAAACTCGATTGGTCGCATTGCAGCCATTAATATCAGCAACGCTGGTAGTGATTATGGGTGGGCTGAATTGGCAATTGCTGCCCCTCCTGGTCAAACAGTTAACGCTGGTGCTGTTGAAGCAAATGGCTTCATTCCGATTGCTTCAAACGTTTTGCAGGTGAACGATTTCGTCACTTATGATGTCGCTGCTGGCAATACAGCCATTGCAGAATTGACGGATGGCAATCAGTATTATGTACAAGCAGCAAATTCAACTGGTGTCTACTTGGCAGAAACTCTTGGTGGTGCAGCCATCACACTGACTGCTGGTGATAATGAAAGTGGTCACACGCTTACTGGTGAAACCGCCACTGGCGAATTTACGCTTGGCGGCGCAAAGGCGGCTGGTGTGGCGCATGCTGGATGGGTTTTGCGGACTGTTGGAACGGGAAACAAAGCTGGTCGTGTATCAACTGAAGTTCTGGTCGCAAGCCGTCTTACTGGCGATGCTGCCGACGATGACGAATTCCCTGATAGCTAATGGTTAAGTCCTCTTTGTCGTGATAACATTGGGGACTTATTTTGTTTTGGAGGCTGGCCTTGTTTTACATCTATGCATATTTGCGTGAAGACGGAAGTCCTTATTATGTTGGAAAGGGTTCTGGTTCGCGTGCGTATTCCAAGAATGGTCGAAAAACACAACCACCAAATGATAAAGAGAGAATTGTTTTTTGGCATGAGATGTTGGAAGAAAGTGAAGCATTTGCGTTGGAGATTTTTTATATCAAGCTGTTTGGTCGTAAGGACAACGGCACTGGCATCTTACGAAATTTGACAGACGGTGGTGAAGGCGCGTCTGGTGTAAGTGAAAGTGTCAGGAAATTGCGTTCGCAAAATGCGGATAGATGTTGGGAAAACCCTGAGTATGTAAAAAAATTGACATCATTCAAAAGTCGTTCAAGGTGGAAGGTAACAAAACCGGATGGGATGGTCATCTATTTAAAGGGGCTGAAATGGTTTTGCAAGCGACATGGTTTACATTCAAGCCATTTGGCAACACATGGTTGTTATAAAGGTTGGAGAGCGGAGAAAATAATTGGCAAATAACGCAAAAACAATAACGCAATTGAATGCCTGCACGGCTCCACAGAGTACCGATTTTGTTGTAATCGTTTCGAACACTTCGGGCGAAGCCGAGACGATGTATGCAACAACAAACAATTTGTTCAACAATGCTTCGGCTAATGTTACGGTGAATGTCGTCACTGGTGCAACTTTAGTTATCACCGGCAACAGCACACCTGCAAACAATACTGATAACAGCAATCGTCCAAACAATGCAATTTGGACAGATGGTGATTTTATCTATATGTGGAATGGCACGGAGATAAAGAGAGCCGCATTGTCAACATTTTAAGTGAAGGCCCATGAACGATTTTCCGTTAAACAAGGATACGTTCATTCTTTATTGTTCAAAGAATTATGATGGTGGTTTCGTCTCTGGTATGGATGAAATGTATGAAGATTTGAATCGCATCAAGTATATCAAAAAACTGGTGACACGGTATGAACAGAACAATGATTTGAAAGAACGATTGATCCTGAATCACATCATCATACTGAATAATGTGTTTGGCGCAGATGCTACTGCCAGAATTTTGTATTTCAAGCTCAAGTCATGTTTTCATGTGATCAAACCGTTTCTGGTGTTGTTGAATATTCTTCCAGAGTATTACTTCAATATCGGTGATGAGAAAGTGGTTGATACAAATATGATACCAATGGATCAAAATATAGTCGAGGTATTACGCAAGATATGAAAGAAAGCGCAATTCCAGTTAATGCAGTCGGTGGTGTCGCACCAATCCGTCCAGGCGATACGCCACCCGGAATAACTGCATTGCAACGTGTGCAGCGAGCCGCTAAGCGAGTTCGTTGTCTTCGAAAAAAAACGCAAACGGCAAAAGGAAGAATAATGTGTCTACAGAACTAACTGCACTGATCGGAAATATCATTTCACAGGTGCCGTTGGTTGCTCTTACAGTTTATCTTTGGATGATGGATAGACGGGATAAACAAAAAACGATTGATTATTTGAGACATGAAAATGCAATGAAAAAAGAAGTGGTCAAGCAATTTACCGAATCGTTGGACAAATTGGCTTTATCACTCGAACTTATAAAGGATCGGTTAAGATGAAATTGTGGAAGGCGATTGTGCCAGTTGAATTTGATCAAGAACACCAAAATGAAATTGATAAAGAAGAACGCGAGTCTGTTGAAGTTGACGAAAAAGCGAAGCAAACAATATCTCGGTTTGAGCTATCTTTGTTGGAATTAGAACGCTTGTTGAAAGATTGCAATAAAGGCAAGGAAATCGATGATAGTAATTTACGAAGCAATAAATGATCCAATAACACAGCTTTCCGTTGTTGGTAATATAACAGCAGCGTTACTTCTCTTCCTCGTAGCAACCGTAATTTTGATATTCACAGCCAAAATCAAATTTCATCTCAAAACAGACATCGTGTTTATTATGGTTGGTACTGCGTTGCAGACTTTTGGTTGGATGATTATGGCAATTCTTTTGTCTCTTGAGGGTTTGTTCAAGATACACGAAAATATTGAAATGGTTCAATGGCTGAAAGAAAATCAATACCTAACAATCATACCAAGCATCTTCGTTTTGCCGGGTCTTGTTTTGGTTATTGGTCCAATGATCAGTATACTGTTATCTTGTAGCCGATTTGTCTCATATGTAATCACGACAGCCTTCGTTTTTAGTGTTGGTTGGTTCATATTTTGGAAACTTGTCGAATCGTTACCATAAGAGCAATCAATTACAGTTGACAACACCAATCCCACGTGTTAGTTTACGTGGGGTTTTTTTTTTGTTAGGATTTTGACATGCTGAATGAATGGCTAGAACGGAAATATATCATGCTGCTGAGCAGTTCACTGCCGCTGTTTGTCGAAAAGGGTGATAATGTCTACAATTTTCGATGTGTGTTGTGCGGAGATTCCGAAAAAAATACAGCAAAGGCCAGAGGCTATTTGATCGAGAAGCAGGGCAAGTTCTACTCATATTGTCACAATTGTCACGCTTCCATGCCATTCGACAAATTCCTTGAACACGTCAATCCAATCCTCTACAAGCAATATCTCGAAGAAAGGTTCATAGACACGCCAAGGCGCAATGTGAGCAAATCACAACCATTGCGTGTGGAGAAGGAGATTGACAGTCTCGGTATACCTAGTGTAATGTGGTTGGATGTGAACCATCCAGCCAGACAGTATATCGCAAAGCGCGGGATACCTGTTCGTTGGTATTC